GCGGAGATCCTTTGCCTTAGATCCCAACTGCTGTTGGAGATACTTCCGGCGCTTTTTCTCTGCATCCGATAGCGACTTGACGGGAAGCTCTAAGAGCTTTTGTTGCGCCGCTGTGAAGGTAGTGGTTAAGACCGCATTGAACGCTGTCCATGTTTCCTCAGTGGCTAGCGATCCTTTGGTCTTAGGTGAAGTAAAGTGGAGCACTGCATCCGGTCCGAACTCTGCTATCGCAGTGTCAGCGAACTTGCTCATGGCACGCTTTGCGCCCTCTACCTTGTTAACCGCATCACGAACAGCGGTGGTCATTACAGTGTTAACAAACACTGGCTTGCTAGTTGAATTGCTCATGTCATATATCCTCATGTTATGACGAAAGTGAAATGCCCGTGGGGTTTCCCCCGAAGGCAGAGCTAGTAAACCATGATGTGTGGTAACGAATCAATAGATAATCTGACAAGTTAGGGAATTCCCTAACTAAACGTGGCGAAACGTGATATCCGATGGGGTACTACCCCCCTATGACCCCGACGTCAGCAACGCGTAGCCATCAACGTATATATTACTAATTTGCACAAATTTAGAGTCCAATTTTGAGTTCGGCACCCCCACCCCCCTCTATATAGGGAACACCCCCCATACTGTTTGAAATCGGCGTAGCAAAAATTTTTTGTGTGTAATTTTCAAGTAACAAATAAATAATAACTTGTTACAGTAGGTATAACGGGATAGTAGCTGGGGGGCTACCCGTGCCATACAAACGCGCAAGCGATAAGAAAGCGCGGCATAAGCGATACCACAAAGAATGGTACGAACGTAACAAAGAAAAGCAGAAAGCTAGGAACGCTGAACACCGCAAGAGGTATCGCGCCGAATGGAATCAGTTTAAAAGCGAGCAGAAATGTTCGCGGTGCGGTTTCGCTCATCCTGCCGCTATTGATTTTCACCACATAGATCCTTCGCCAGATGACCGGAAGATCAGCGTGCTTACCTCGAATGGGCAGTATCGTACGGCGAGGAAGGAGGCGGAGGAGCGGTGCGTACCCCTCTGTGCGAACTGCCACCGCATATTACATTGGGATGAGACCCACGACTAAACGTAAACCATTGTGCCTAAACATGATCTGCGGTATAAATCGGCACTAACGGTTTAGTACCTGCGGAAACAACATGTCTTTAGAGATAGAACCCGAAGTCGGTGTACCGTTTTCGGACAAAGTTCCTAGTATCGATCTACGTGCTCGGGTTGAAGCCGCGAGTAACACTGCCTCTATGCTCGCTGAACACGGGTTGGAGGTCGAACCGACCGCTGAAGACAACAACATCGCGGCTAAATTGACTCTTGCTGACGCTGAGGACCCCGAGAAAACCTCGAAGAAGGTCAATAACAAGCGTGCATCCACCCTACCACCCGCCGCATTGGTGGCAACACACGGGATTTTGACCCAATTTGGGCATTCCGTAGTGGAAAGTGCCACCCAAGTGCGCCATTTGGTGACCAATAAGCTGATTGAAGAGACCGAGAACCCCGATCCACGCGTTAGAATCCGTGCATTGGAGTTGTTGGGCAAGATTTCGGACGTAGGTCTGTTCACAGAGAAGGCCGAAGTCACCATAACCCACAAAACAACGGACGAATTGCGCGAAAGCCTGCGTGCAAAGCTAGCAAAACTCGTAGAACCCGACGAAGAAGCCGAGGATGCGGTGATTATTGACGGCGATGCGTTGGATGTGGACGCAGAACTAGGGTTATCGGATGACTGAAGCCGTGTTGGACTTCTCAGATGAGGATATCCAGACACTTTTGGACAATCTGGACACGTTTTCTGCTGATGAGATAGCTGAAATCGAGAAAATCACGGGTGAATTGTCCGCGAGGAAGGAGAATCAGGCCGCATACAACGATCTGATTGCGTTTTGCCAGCTTATGATGCCGGAATTCATTGTGGGTAAGCACCATCGGATACTGGCAAACATGCTGATGGCGATCGAATCGGGCGATAAAGACCGTGTTTGCGTCAATATACCGCCCCGTCACGGCAAATCTCAGCTTGTTTCTATCTTCTATCCAGCGTGGTTTTTGGGCCGAAATCCCGATAAAAAGGTCATGATGGTGTCCCACACCACGGATCTGGCGGTGGATTTCGGGCGAAAGGTACGTAACCTGATTGCCACAGACCAATACAAAAGTGTATTTCCTACCACAATGCTAGCGCAGGATAGTAAGTCAGCAGGTAGATGGAACACGAACGTCGGTGGAGAATACTATGCGTGTGGTATTGGTAGCGCTCTTGCTGGTCGCGGTGCCGATTTACTTCTGGTCGATGACCCTCACTCTGAGCAAGACGTCATCAATGGCAACTTCGAGGTATTCGAGAAGGCATACGAGTGGTTTACCTTCGGTGCACGAACCCGTTTGATGCCCGGTGGACGGGTAGCCATCATCCAGACACGTTGGCACATGGACGATCTGACGGGGCGTGTGACGAACGACATGTCGAAGAACGCTCGTGCTGACCAGTACGAGGTGGTGGAGTTCCCCGCGATCCTAGAGGTGCAGAACAAGAAGACGAAGAAGTACGTCGAGAAACCTCTGTGGCCTGAGTTCTTTGACCTTGAGGCGCTCCTACGTACCAAGGCATCTATGCCGACGTTCCAGTGGAACGCTCAGTATCAGCAACAACCCACCGCAGAAGAGGCGTCGATCGTCAAACGTGAATGGTGGAACGTGTGGGAGCAGGACAATCCGCCCGCATGTGAGTACATCATTATGTCGCTGGACGCGGCGGCAGAGACCCATAACCGTGCCGATTACACCGCGCTGACGACTTGGGGTGTGTTCCTCAACGAGGAGACTAACGCCTACAACGTCATCCTGCTCAACAGTATCAAGAAGCGGATGGAGTTTCCTGAGTTGAAGCAGATGGCGATGGAGGAGTATCAGGACTGGGATCCCGATGCGTTTATTGTGGAGAAGAAGTCCGCTGGTACGGCGCTGTATCAAGAGATGCGACGGATGGGCCTGCCCGTGTCAGAATACACACCACACCGTGGCTCAGGTGATAAGATGGCACGGTTGAACTCTGTTGCGGACATTGTGGCGTCAGAGTTAGTGTGGGTACCACCGACGCGGTGGGCTGAAGAGGTCGTAGAAGAAATTGCTGGATTTCCGTTTATGAGCCATGATGACCTCGTGGACTCAACGGTGATGGCCCTGATGCGATTCAGGCAGGGAGGATTTATCCGCTTGCCCACAGACGAACCAGATGAACCACGGTACTTTAAACGTCGAAGTGGCGGGTATTACTAAGAGGCTAGGACATGGCTATAGAAAAAGGAATGTACTCTGCGCCAGAAGGCATGGATGAGATCGCTGAACAGGGTGGATCTGCGCTAGAAATTGAGATCATAGAACCTGAAGCGGTCATCCTTGATGATGGATCTATGGAGATCACCTTGATTCCTGATGCGGGTATCGAGGACATGATGGCGTTCGACATAAACCTTGCCGAGGTACTGGACGAATCACACCTGCAAGAGATATCAAGTGAGCTGACCGGCCTGATTGAGTCAGATATTGACGGTCGTAAAGAGTGGGCGGATACCTTTGTAAAGGGTCTGGATGTGCTGGGCTTCAAGTACGAAGAGCGTACTGACCCGTGGGAAGGCGCGTGTGGCGTCTATTCTACGATCTTGGCGGAAGCGGCTATTCGGTTCCAAGCCGAAACCATGTCAGAAACGTTTCCTGCCGCCGGTCCCGTAAAAGTTAAGATTCTGGGGGAAGAGTCTAAAGAGAAGGAAGAAGCCGCTCAACGCGTCAAAGCGGACATGAACTATGAGTTAACGGAGCGTATGGTCGAGTACAGACCTGAGCACGAGCGACTCTTATATAGCCTAGGACTCTCTGGTTCGGCGTTTAAGAAGGTTTACTACGACCCCAATATGGGACGTCAGGCGGCTATCTATATCCCAGCAGAAGACGTTATCGTGCCTTACGGCGCAAGTCATATTGAGACTGCGGAGCGTGTAACGCATGTTATGCGTAAGACTAAGAACGAGTTGCGTAAGCTACAGGCGGCTGGGTTCTACCGTGACATCGAACTTAACGAGCCACAGCCTTACCACTCAGATATTGAGGAGCGTAAGGCAGAAGAGGGCGGGTTCTCGCTTACAGATGACAACCGCTATGCGCTGTATGAAGTGCACGTGGATATGGTTATCGAGGGTCTGGATGACTCAGAGGACGACATCGCCAAGCCCTACGTGGTGACTATCGAGCGTGGTAGCGGTGAGATCCTAGCGATACGCCGAAACTGGAATGAGATAGACCCGCTACAGCTCAAGCGTCAGCACTTCGTACACTACGTTTACGTCCCCGGATTTGGCTTCTACGGCCTTGGATTGATCCACATCATCGGGGGATACGCCAAGGCGGGAACGTCGCTCATACGGCAGTTGGTGGACGCTGGTACGCTGTCTAACCTGCCCGGCGGACTCAAGTCTCGTGGCCTACGAATTAAGGGTGATGACACGCCGATAGAACCCGGCGAGTTTAAAGACGTTGATGTACCTAGCGGCTCTATCCGCGACAACATCATGCCACTTCCCTACAAGGAGCCAAGCCAGACACTGCTTGCGCTTCTGAACCAGATTACGAACGAAGGGCGTCGTCTGGGTGCTATCTCTGACATGAACATCTCTGACATGTCGGCTAACGCGCCTGTAGGCACAACCCTTGCGCTCCTAGAGCGAACTCTTAAGCCAATGGCGGCAGTACAGGCACGTGTTCACTACGCCATGAAGCAAGAGTTCAAGATGCTCAAGGAGATCATGGCGGAGTACGCCCCGCAGGAGTACGGCTACGAGCCGATCCGTGGCGAGGTGAGCGCACGTCAGATGGACTATGCGATGGTGGACGTGATCCCCGTCAGCGACCCGAACTCATCCACTATGGCCCAGCGAGTCGTACAGTACCAAGCGGTATTGCAGATGGCACAAGCCGCGCCTCAGATCTACGATCTGCCACAGCTACACAGGCAGACGATCGAGGTACTAGGCGTCAAAAATGCCGACAAGCTGGTCCCCACAAAGGACGACGCAAAACCGACCGATCCGGTCAGCGAAAACATGGACGCACTAACGGGCAAACCCCTACGTGCGTTTATCTACCAAGACCACAAAGCACACATCGCGGCGCACACATCCTTTATGCAGGATCCCTCGATTGCGGCTATGATCGGTCAAAACCCACAAGCAAAGCGAATCATGGCGTCTTTACAGGCGCACATTGCAGAACACCTTGGGTTCCAATATCGCCAAGATATCGAAGAGAAGTTGGGAGCACCGCTTCCACCGCCCGGAGAAGAGCTACCAGAGCAGATCGAAGTGGATCTGTCGCGCCTCGTAGCCGAGGCAGGCGCACAGCTTATGCAAGGTAACAAGCAGAAAGCCGCCGCACAGCAAGCTCAACAACAGGCGAAAGATCCTGTCATGCAACAGAAGCAAGCTGAGTTGCAACTTAGAGCACAGGAAGTCCAGCGTAAGGCCGCTAAAGATCAGCAGGATACTCAGCTTAAGCAAGCTGAACTGCAACGCAAAGCGCAGAAAGATCAGATGGACGCCATGCTAGACGCAGAGAAGCTCAAGCTGGAGCGGCAAGAACTTCAGAT